AAAAATTTTTAGTTAGATTGGATGAACAAGCTAATTTAGAAAGTAGAGAATTTGCAGTAACCTTACCTAGAATGGGATTTGAAATGACAGGACTTTCATATGACCCTAGTAGGAAATTAAACAAAATGCAAAAGTTTAAACAGGTTAAGACAGGCGAAAATGGTAAAGTTATGGACTATAACTATACTCCTGTTCCGTATAATGTTAATTACACCCTTAATATTTTCACAGCAACTGCTGAAAACGGATTGATAATTGTAGAACAAATTTTACCATTTTTCCAACCTGATTATACTGTAACCGTTAATATGGTTCCCGATTTAGGAATTAAGAGAGACGTACCGATTATTTTAAATAATGTTCAATATGAAGATACTTACAACGGTACTTTCACAACTAGAAGAGCAGTTATATATACTTTATCTTTTACAGCTAAAACTTATCTATTTGGTCCAATGTCTAATAGTAAAGTTATTAAAGAAGTACAAGACGATTTATATACAGATGTGAATAAACCACCAGCGACAAGAGAGGAAAGGATTATCATTACTCCGAACCCAGCAAGTGCTAACGCAGATGATGATTTTGGTTTCACTACACAAATTTTAAATTTTAGTGATGGTAAGAATTATAATCCTTCAAGTGATACAGATGAGTAAATTAGAAGATAAAGTAAATGATATTTTAGGTATTGAAAAGAAAAATGAGGTTGCAATTTCAGACTTTGAACAACCAGCACCTGTACCTAAAAAAATTGATGAATCAAAAGATGATATAGATAATGATTATGTAAATAGTAGAGATAACTATTACAATTTAATTGACAAAGGTAATGAAGCCATTGAAGGCATACTTGAAATTGCAAAAGAGGGTCAACACCCTAGAGCATATGAAGTTGCTGGTCAATTAATTACTACGGTTGCAGGTACAGTAGATAAACTACAAGACTTACAAAAAAAATTAAAAGATTTAAAACAATTGCCGAAGTCAGCAGATACAAAGATACAAAATGCTTTGTTCGTAGGTTCTACAAATGAATTACAAAAAATGTTGAACAGAAAAAAAGAAGATGAAATTATTGAAGGCACAAGCACAACACCAGAAAAAGATAATACTTAATATAGAAAAATTACAGTTTATCAAATCAATGACACCTTTACCGGAGTTATTAAACGGTGAAAGTTTAATTAATCCAATAGAAGTATTGAAACACGAAGTTAATCTAACACCAAGAAAGGGTGTTGGTGGTGTAGAATATATCGAAAAAGAATTTAGTGTGTGGCGTGGCTCGCAAAGAGTACAGGCAGCTAAAAAATTAGGGTATACCCACATAGAAGGAGTTATAATAAATGAGTGACGCATATCTAGGTAACCCGAATTTAAAAAAAGTAAACACACCAGTTGAGTTTACTAAAGAACAGATTATAGAATATCAAAAGTGTGCCGAAGACCCTATTTACTTTATGGTTAATTATATACGTATTGTATCTCTTGATGAGGGTTTAGTACCATTTAAGATGTATGACTTTCAAAAACATATTGTAAGAACAATACATAATAATAGATTTACTATATGTAAATTACCAAGACAGTCCGGTAAATCTACTACTACTGTATCATATCTATTGCATTATGCCTTATTTAATCCTAATTCTAATATTGCTATTCTAGCAAACAAATCATCTACTGCTAGAGATATTTTAGGTAGAGTACAACTTGCTTATGAAAATCTACCGAAGTGGATGCAACAAGGAGTTATTAACTGGAACAAAGGTAACATTGAATTAGAAAACAAGTCAGTCATTGTGGCGGCTGCAACATCTTCAAGTGCTATTCGAGGTGGTTCTTATAACATTATTTTCCTTGATGAGTTTGCTTTCGTACCTGCTAATATTGCTGAGCAATTCTTTAGTGCCGTATATCCTACAATTTCATCTGGACAAAAAACAAAAATGATTATCGTATCTACACCATACGGTATGAATCAGTTTTACAAATTATGGATAGACGCAGAGAATAAAAGAAATGATTATGTACCGATTGAAGTACATTGGTCGGAGGTGCCAGGTCGTGATGAAGAGTGGAAAGAAGCAACAATTAGAAACACCTCACCTGAGCAATTTCAACAAGAGTTTGAGTGTGAGTTTTTAGGTTCTGTTAATACACTTATTAGTCCAGCAAAAATTAAACAAATGGCATTCTTAAATCCTAAAACTTCAAGTGGTGGTTTACAAGTATATGAAGACCCAATTAAAGACCGTACTTATGTTTGTACTGTTGATGTAGCACGAGGTGTTCAAAAAGATTATTCAGCCTTTGTCATATTAGATGTGACGCAAATGCCTTTTAAGGTAGTTGCAAAATATAGAAACAATGATATTAAACCTTTGTTATTTCCTCATACAATAAAACAAGTTTGTAATGCATATAATCACGCACACGTATTAGTAGAAACAAATGATTTAGGTCAACAAATTGCAGAGGCATTACAATTTGAATTAGAGTATGATAATCTATTGATGACTACTCAAAGAGGTCGTGCAGGCCAAATACTAGGTGCTGGATTTAGTGGTAGAGGTTCTGGCTTTGGTGTTAAGATGACTAAACAAATTAAAAAGATTGGTTGTTCTAATATTAAAACACTTATAGAATCTGATAAGATATTAATTAATGACTTTGATATTATCACAGAAATGTCTACCTTTATCAGAAAAGGTCAGTCTTGGCAGGCTGACGAGGGTAATAATGACGATTTAATGATGTGTTTAGTTATCTTTGGTTGGTTATCTAATCAACCATTTTTCAAAGAAATGACTGATACAAACGCAAGACAAATGTTATATGAAGAACAACAACATCTAATTGAACAAGATATGGCGCCTTTTGGATTTGTAGATGACGGTACTCCAGACCACGAAAAGACAGAGGTGGATGAGTATGGAACTGTTTGGCATCCAGTTGTCAGAAAAGGTCTGTAATCTCTGCTTATTATAAATATCAGTAGAGTATGACTTTTGACTATGGGCGTATTAATAGTACGGCATTTGAAGTAAATGAAAACAAATAATTTGCAAATTAATTAGAAGGAGAAACCCTAATGGCATTTCAAGTATCACCAGGTGTTCTCGTACAGGAAAAAGACTTAACTAGAATTATTCCTGCCGTATCTACATCAATTGGCGCCTTTGCTGGAACATTCACGCAAGGTCCTTTAGATGAAGTGGTAAGTATTTCTAGCGAGCAAGAACTTGTATCAACTTTTGGCAAACCAAATTCGTCTAACTTTGAAGACTTTTTTAGTGCAGCCAACTTTTTACAATATTCTAATAGCTTGAGAGTAGTCCGTGTACAGAATTCATCTGTATCAAACGCAACCGAAAGCGGTTCAGCGTTTATAATAAAGAATACTACTGACTATACAAATAACTATGCTGACGGTTCCGCTTCTGTTGGAATGTGGGCTGCTAGAACAGCTGGCGCATTTGGAAACTCTTTAGAGATTTCACAATGTCCATCTGCTACTGCTTACGAAGAAGTAAACAAAACTACCGTTGCTGACGCCGCTATGGCTGTCGGTGACACGGTTGTGACGGTTACTTCAGGAACAGGAATAGAAATCGGCGATATAGTAAATTTTGGTGGTGAGTATGAGTACAGAGTAGTAGGCAAATCAACTAACGATTTATCAATTGTTAGAAAAGAAGAGCCACAATACTACGGAACTTCCGAGTCTTCAGGTTTACACGAAGCACCAACTAATGGCGCTCAAGTAAGAAGAAGATGGAGATATTACGAACTATTTGATAAAGCACCAGGAACATCACCATATGCTACAAGCAGAGGTGGTTCAGGTGACGAATTACACATAGTAGTAATAGACAAAGAAGGTACTATTACAGGAATCAAAGGCGAAATTTTAGAAAAATTTGAAGCAGTTTCAAAAGCTTCAGACGCTAAAACAAGTCAAGGTTCTGTGAATTACTACATTGACGTAATTTATAAATCATCTAACTACATCTACTGGATGGACCATAACGCTTCTGGTTCTAACTGGGGTAATGCAACATCAGGAACAACTTTCACAGACGTGACTGCCATTTCTAATGTATCATTACAATCTGGTTCTGACGGAACTACAGCAACTACTGGCCAAAAGAAAACAGCATACGAAATGTATTCTGATGGCGAAACAGTTGACATTGGTTTAATCATAGCAGGTTCAGGTGACGCAGTACACATTGATAACTTAATCACGATTGCAGAAAACAGAAAAGACGCTGTTGTATTCTGTTCTCCTGAAAGAAGTGATGTTGTAGGCGTTGCTAATGCAAACACACAAAAGAGTAATGTTGTATCATTCTTTAATGGTATTAACTCATCTTCATATGTTGTGTTTGATAGTGGTTACAAATATATGTATGACAGATATTCTGATGTATATAGATATGTACCATTGAACGGAGACACAGCAGGTTTAAGTGCAAGAACTGACCTTATTGCAGACGCTTGGTATTCACCAGCAGGCTTCAATAGAGGTATTGTTAGAGGCGCAGTTAAACTAGCTTTCAATCCAACTAAAACTCAAAGAGACGAACTATACAGAGCAAGAGTTAACCCTATTGCAACGTTCCCTGGACAAGGTACGGTTCTTTTCGGAGATAAAACTGGATTATCTGCTCCAAGTGCTTTTGATAGAATCAACGTAAGAAGATTGTTTATCGTATTAGAGAAGGCAATAGCAACTGCTTCTAAATTCCAACTTTTTGAATTCAATGATGAATTTACAAGAGCGAACTTTAGAAACATTGTAGAACCTTTTTTAAGAGAAGTACAAGGTAGAAGAGGTATC